TATATTCGTCCAGTAGTTCTTGGATTTCCTGTGGGGTGTATTCTTTTGCCATAATTATACTTATCCAAGGAAAACATCATGAATCCAAACAACCCTTTAAGTCAATACTTTAGACAGCCAGCAATTTATATTAAATTGCCTAGTCAAGGCAATTACTATCCCCTGGGCACATTAGAGATGCCCACAACCAAAGAACTGCCAGTTTTTCCCATGACCGCCATTGACGAAATCACCTATCGCACCCCTGACGCACTTTTTAACGGGCAAGCAGTGGTTAATGTGATTGAAAGTTGCGTTCCCAATATCAAAGATGCTTGGGCGATTCCTGCTATTGACTTGGATACTATTTTAGTAGCCATACGTATAGCCAGTTATGGTCATCAGATGGATTTTTCTACCGCTTGCCCAAAATGTAACAATGATGACGAATATGGTATTGATTTGCGTACAGTATTAGACAGTATACGTGCGCCTGATTATACACAGCCAATCAAACAAGGCGACATTGAAATCTACTTTAAACCGATGACATATAAAAATATGTCGGATAATAATCGAATGCAGTTTGACGAGCAGAGGCTGTTCCAAAATATCAATCTCACCGAGGGTAATGCCGATGTCAAACAAATTGCCGCGATCAGTGATGCGCTAAAGAAGATGACAGAGATGACAGTGATGGCGTTGTCGCAAAGCATCATGACTATTAAAACCCCCACTGCCATGGTCAATGAGCCAGAATTCATACAAGAATTTATGAAAAACTGTGATCGCAGCATCTTTAATCGTATACAACAATATGTCATCGAGCATAAACAGCAAGCCGAAATGCAGTCGTTAACCATTATGTGTAAACAATGCTCAACGGAATATCAGCAGCAGTTGACCTTGGATATGTCAAGTTTTTTCGAGCGCGCCTCTTAATCTTAAATTCTGAAGATATCGACGGCCTTGTTAGTCGCATGGACAAGGAAGTCGCGGATATAAGGGCAGAGGCGTTACGGATGGTCTGGTATATGCGCGGTGGCTTAACTTATGAAACAGCCATGCAGCTGGGTATTGCTGAGAGAAAAATCATCAGCGATATCATCAAAGAAAATATGGAAACGACAAAACGCTCTGGCTTGCCTTTCTTCTGAGTCCTCGATGATGTTTACGATTCCAACTACTTAGAGAGATTTGCTACGCAAATCCAAGACCTCATTTGCATTCGGTCTTTTACTTTCTTTTACGTACTAAGCGAAACACTTCATCTAGATTAATCATCCACAATTCACCGTAAGCACGGTGAATAAAAGTGAACTTCATCTGAGTTCAACATCCATCTATCTTAATGAGATTGTGTAAACATCACACACGGAGGCGGTTGACCGGTACCCCCTACTCAAGCTTCACATATCAACGGAACCCTAGTGACCCAAAAATAGATCTAAGTCCTATAAGCCGGGGTTGTATCTTTTTCACAGAGCCCACACCATTTGCTGTCTTAAGTTAACAGTTGCCTTTGACACCCAAGAATCCGGACCAAAAATGTTCCTCAATGGGGATCGAGCTGCCTCGATCAAACCGCGTCTGTTAGATGCCTTACAGTTGATTTAGATTTTGTTGATTATGTGACTTCCATGGACGCGCACTTGCACGTGGCCATTATAGAAATCATCTGATTCTAATACACGTCTTGAGAATTGTTCTCTAGCTTCTATATAGCTACATAGAGCCTTAGACCCACAGTAGTATAAGATTTCTCGAGTGAAGTTTTCGCTGCCTAGCTCTGCTACGTCTTTATTAAGTTCTATGTTAGATCCGTAATACTCGCGCCAATCGCTGTCTATTTTTGATTTAATTCGTTTACGTTTTTTGTTGCCGTTTTTTAATTTTACTATTTTGTATGATGTTTTGCTGAACTTGACTAATTTTTTTCCGATATATTTCTTACCAGTGAGATTATTAGTTATCAAATATACGAAACCCACTGTTCCTTCTGGGATTTCTTCTACTGGAGTGTTTTCAAATAGCCACTGTGTCATGTAATTAGTGTGTATGTTATATTACTTTAAATTTTCTAAACGGCATCAACGTCTGTGTTATATTCAGTGAAGCCGTTAGTTTTGATTACTTTAAGTATATTTTCAACACGGTTAGTTAATTCATCTTTGTGTGACACTAGCCATATTGACTTGTGCCGCTCCCGAGCCATTTGCTTTAATAAAGCTAGAGCATTTTCTGTGCCCTGTTGATCAAGCCCATTATCTAGTAGCTCGTCGATAAACAGTACATTGATGGATGTGTATAAACTTTCAAAAACATCTCTAAAGGCCCAACTCATGCTTAGTACGACACGTGTCATTTCTCCGCGACTTAGATTTCCAAAGTCAAGATCTCGTCCCAGTTCTTCGATGCTTACAGTTAAGTCATTTTGAAAAATCACAGTATGTGGTAATCCCATACGATCTAGATAGTGCGTGAGTCTAGAATTTAAGTAAGATAAATTTTGATCAATGATCTTTTTACGAATGAAACTATCCTTGCTGGTCAAGAGTTTAAGCAAGAAATCTTGATGCTCTTGTAGTCTAGTCAATTCATTTAAGTAGTCATATTCGACCAGTTGAATAGCATGGTGCTGCATTTCTTCAATTTGCTCACCATATGGATCTACTTCAGCAAGTTTATTTTCAATTTGCTGTTGTAAGTTATCTAGTGTAGATCGATGATGGATAGCATCTTCCTCGCGAGGATAAAAAGTTTTGGGAGGCTCACCAATTTTTCCAATAGCATCGATGGCTATTTGTAACTCAGCCAACACAGCGGTATGTTCTTGATATTTGCCGATGGATTCCGATAAATCTAGTTGTTTGGCTGACAATACTTGTTCATGCTTATCATCGTGGAATTTTTGACCACAAGTATGACAAGTGTGAGATTTTAATGTCTCGATTTCTCGTTGTAATTTTGCGATTAATTTTTCTTCGCGTTGAAGGTCCAGCTTGCTTCTACTAATGGCTCCAGACAGGTCGTTGAAGTCTCTGCGACGTTGATCCCATACGGTGTGATCTCGATGAGCTTGTATTTCTTCTTCGATATTGATTTTTTGCAATGAAACCAGCGCCGCCGTGAGCTTTTGATAGTCTTCATTGTGCTTGTTTCCCCATAGAGTTTGTTTGCGTTTGAGATTTTCTATTTGCTCTTCGATACGCCGATTAGCTTCGATAACAGCACGTATTCTAAATTCTTCTTGCGAGATAGCATCTTTTGTCTGCTTATTTAACTCTTTGATACGATCAGCGCGCTCACTAAGCAAAGTAATGCCTAGTAATTGTTCGATGATCGTGCGTTGATCATTGGTTTTTAAGTTGAGGAATGGTTCAGTATAAGTGTTTAGTGCCATGATATGTTTGAACATATCATGACTCATGCCCAATACATCTTCTATGGCATCTTGTGTTTCTCTGCTGTCGCCTTGAGCATTGTCTGAACTTTCTTTTTCTTTGTTATCAACGTAAAATTTTAATACATTGGGTTTTCTACCACGTTCGATACGATAGTCAACATCCCCGACGGTAAAGTCGATAGATACTAGCATATTCTTTGCATTTGCTTTGTTAACAAGATTATCTTTGCGTATATTGCTGACAGCATTGCCATATAGTGCGTAACTTAAAGCATTGATCACAGTGGTATTGTGTGATAAGATGCCACTAGTGTAATATCGATGGTCTTTAGATTCTACCGTAATATCAAACATCGACTCTTCTCGATGTTGATCAATCGCAGATATCACAGTTTCGGGACCGTTAATAGTTTGAATTTTGCTGCCAGTTTTAAGTTCTTTGACAAAACACTGATTAAAGTCATTGTCAAATACAATATGATCATCGGCGCATTCTAATGTTAATCCAGATTGGGTTTTAATTTTCCAAACTTGATAAGGAATAGTTTTCATTATCTTAGAGATAGGATGCCACCCAGTATCAGTTTCAATTTCTAGATTAGATATATCTAGCTGATCAATAAATTTTCTGTTTAACATGTTAGAAATTGAATGCATTGTTCTAGGACTTCCTTTTCATTTTTCTTAAAATCACTTTCCCATATAACCAGCACCTCGTACCCTGCTGTTCTAGCATACTGAATTTTTTCATGATCACTGGCCCATTTATCAACAGCTTTGATTTTAGATCTTGGATTGATAAAATCAGAGGAATACATCTTTGGATTAGCATGCCAAAAATCGCCGTTATACTCAATGATTTTTTTGTTA